GCTGATGTAGCTGGAACATCAGCAGATGCTGCATCATCTTCAACAATGGATTTTAAAAATTTATAGGATTCTTTCACTTCATTTGCTCCATCAAATATTGATTCGATAGTTCTACCATAGAGAGCTAAAACTAATTCGGTTGCATCATTTGCAGTTCTAACTTTTGCATTCACTTCTAAAATATCCTTTTTAGTTTCAGCAAAAGCAGTAAGGGTACGCTTCATAACTTCTGGGGTAATACCAATCTCTTTACCCGTTTTAAGCTTGAGTTTATATTCACCAGATTCTTTCTTGAAGCCATCCAAGATGCCATTCACTTCATCCAAAGAATTTTTAAGTATTGCTGATACTTTTGTTCTGATAGAATTTAAGCTATTGATATTCAAACTCTTGGCTATAGCTGCGGCAGTTGCTTCTGGACTATCACCTTTGAATTTAGTGACAAAGCGTTTGACACCAGAAGATAGTGCTAATTCTTTTGCACCTAACAAATCAGCAATTCTAATCTTAGCTTGACCAAAACTACCACCACGCATTTCAATGGTTGCATCTTGGTCAGTTGTTCTTGTTAATCCAGCAACACTGCTTCTTACAGAAGAGTTGAAAGTATTAATTGCTGTGAATACATCCTTGTCAACAATCTTTGTTTGTTCGCCAGTTTCTGGGTCTCTTACTACAACACCCTCGACGCCAATGTCTTCTGACGGGTGAAGATTTTTATCTTGTAGGAATGGTTTAATTTTTCTAACGAACTTACCAAGAAGCAATTCTTTGATTGGACCTTTGTATTGGTTAAGAAGTATGCCTAGAACCTTTTCACGTTCTGATTTTGCTTCAGGACGTTTTTCTTTCGGTATTTGGTTCAAGCTTAATTCACTAACTTCTTCATTCGACATACCAAGAACTTCATTCTGGGTAGCCATGTATTCTTTTAATCCTTTAAGGATTTCTTGGAGTTCATTTGTGTCAATAGATGAAGTGTCAACTTGTTTTACTTGGGTGAATTCCCACTTAAGCTTTTCATCTTTGAGAACAATTTGTTCTCCATCTGGTGAAGATACGATTGTCGATTCAATCGTTACAGATTTATTGTTTACTGCTTTCGCAAGAGCATCAACTCGTTCTTGAGGAGTATCATTTACGCCTCTAAGAATAACGATAAAGTTTTTGTCATTGACACCATATGTAACTGTGTTTGGTTGACGACCGAATAATACTTCAATCTCAACCATATCCCCTTCTTGGAGATACTTTTTAATAACTGGTTCTGCTTTTTCTAAAGCAAGGTGAACGGCTCTGAAGCCATTATAATTTGCAACCATTGGATAATCAGCGACATCATAAAAACGTCCCTTCTTCGGAGACTTACCCTCACGCGATGTGAATAATCCGTTATCATCTATTCCAAACCAGAGCGCAGATCCGTCCATTTTTTCCGTTATCACTTTACTTTTCAAATTTTCAACAGTCTTAATAAAGTCTTGCAATGGCAAATCTTCCAGGTGGGTGATGCCCTCGAGTAAAATAATATCTTTTAACATTTCATTCCTCTATTCCAGCCTTGAGCAGCAAACATATCTATTTGGTCTAGTGGAATTTGCTTTGCTATTCCATCTCTATTCATCCATCTCATATTTTTAATTCTGTCAGAATATTTTTTTCTAGTGGGCGCTGTCTTCTCAGCATCAACCCAGAACTTTTCCCTACCTTCAGCCATATATTCTAAGAAGGAACCATTTTCTGCTCTATCTTTGCCCAGTGCCAATTGCTGCTCTCTAAATCCTGGTTTTGCCCAAGCTCGTTTGCCCATCGAGGATTGAAACTCTGGATTTTTCCAAGTCTTCTTAACAGTTTCGCGGGACACAGCAGTCATTTTCTCTTTATATACCGGATCCTTCCATTTTTCAGATTGAAATTTACTGGCCGCTAATTTTATTTTAGCAACAAAATTTTCATCTAGCCAATGCGCAGCTTTCATTTTTGACATTTTGATTCTATATTCTGGATTAGCCCACATTTCAGCATTATGTTTTATAACCTGAGCCCGCGTCCACCCATGCCCGCCGGGAACCAAATTCAAACAGTTTTCATTTAAAAGCAAATCTTCGTTTACATATGTTTCCTCAGCTGCATACGCTAACAGTTCATCCTCATAAACACTTAACACTTCTGTCAACCATTCTTGCTTAGGATATTTCTTGAAATATTTTCCTAGCAGGACGCCAGACCCTTTATATTTTCCACCTACTACACTCGCAGTCAAACCCTTACCGACATAAAATTTGCCAGATGGATGAGAAGTTTTGTAAAGGCAATAAGTCATATTTAAAATACGTGCTCAATATTGATTTAATATTTATAGAAATATGGCATCTCAGAAAGCAAAAGTGGAACAAATCTTTCGATCCGTTCCACTTCTCTAAAGTTTTACAACTTATACACTAGCTGGGTCAACGCCTGGGGCTGGGGTTCCAACTGGAGTTTCTTCAGATACAACTGCTGGTGCATTTTGAGCCTTCATAGCTTCAAGTTCTTTTGCAACTGTCTGAGACAATTCAACGTCAAGAGTGCGGATAGCAGCTTCAGTCTTAGCTACATCCAAACGTTCTTGAGCAAGTTCATTGCGCCAAGAAGTGTGAATAGTTACCAAGCGTTGAACTGTTTCGCTGAAACCAGCTACATCATATTCTGCGCCGTCAATAGTGATGGTCTTTGGGTTTTCGAAAGTCATATAATTTCTCCTTAGGTTTTAAAATTCATCAGGCTTGATAAGCCATCAGATTTGGGGGTCGTACTGAAAACAGTATCTTGGTTACCGAGCACTACCGGCTTCTTCTTCAGTTCGAGCTGACCGGCTTTTTTCTTCGGTGAAGATACAGTTAAAGAAACTGGATCCCACGAAAGTAAAGCTCTTTTACCAACTCCATCTGAATTACGAGATTTTAAACACTCATAATAAAGTTCACCATTGGCTTTCATCAGGTCATCCTGCTTAATACCGATAGTATAGTCAGATGTATTTATCTTGGATATGCCGCCTTGTATGTGAGCCTGATTTAATTTTTCAGCCTCTACTGCAAAACGACCTAACTGGGATGCAGAAATCATTATGGCATCATAATCGAAACCAAGACTTCTAACTTCTTCAGTAACATACTTATCCTTAATGAACAAGTTGTCTAAAGAGATAGCCATCGTAGTTCCCATAATATCCAAATAATCTACACAGATAAAATCTGGTTTGAAACCTTCCGTCTGCTCTAATTGTTGTAACCATGATCGGATTGTATTTATATTGGTTCTATTTTCCGGCATTCTCTTGATTCTGAACCTACCGTAAGTAGCACCAGCTTTCTCGACCAATGTTGCAACCTTTGATATTTCCTTGAATAGGTTAGCCTGGCCAATCTTGGTAATCATTGAGTCAAGGCGCTTAGATACTGTGCCTTCAGCCATTTCCAGAGAGATGTAAACTCCATGTAATCCTTGAGCTAAGAAGTTCTTAGCAAGGTTAAGCATGTTCATCGACTTACCACCGCCAGAGTTTGCAGCAAATATCAAAAGTTCCTGACGAGCAATGCCACCACCAATAAGATCATCTAACTCTGGGATTCCTGTTGATATACGAACTGAGTCGTCAAGTGTCTTCATCAATCGTGCTTCAGGGTCAGCAAAGTAATCGATGCCGATATCCTTTTGAAGACCTACCGAAATAGCATCACGAAGTGTTTGAACGATCTTACCGAAATCCTGCTTTTCAAGAAGCTCTGGACCAGAAAGAATAGCTTCAGTCACTGCCCGATTCCGACAGAACGTTTCAACTTCGTCTGCAATGTAAGCGATGTCAGCCTTTTCAATCTTGCCAACATCTAATAGAGTCATTCCGGTTTCAGCTTTTACCGTTGCTAACTTTGGGACATCCTTATACTTTTCGAAATACTCCTGAATAAACTTTACAGTCTTCTTCATTGCTGGATCAAAGTATGATGGCTTAATAATCCCATTGCACATCGCCATCAAGTCTCTGCTTCCTATCAAGCAGCTTACTGCTAGTTGTTGTTTTTCAATATCCATTATTTAAATTCCTTGCGCCATGTAGCCAATGGGACCAAGTCTTCATGAGTCTTACCTTCGGCCTTCAATTTACTATTATAAAGAGTTTGAAGAGCGATCAGTAGGAATTCAGACATTAGTGATCCATAAATTGCCTTATCAATAATTTCAAGTAGTTGGATTGTTGTTGGTTCATCGTCCCATTTTTCAATAATTGGAAATAGACTGGCATCCATATGTTCATCAGGTGCAGTAAGTAGATTTGTTTTTAGTGATGTTATGAGTGACATCGTTTTCTCCAGAGTTATATACAATTTATATTGATGTTAAGCTGCATAGAGTCAGCATCCGACGAAATACTCTTAATCAGATTATAAGCAGTCCAAGTCTTACCGAATCTAACTACGCTATTATTCAGATCAGATGCTCCATCTGGCACAAATACAATCTGCCATCCTTCTCTCATTACAGAATCTGCTAAATGCTTTCCATTTGAATCTTTATCAATTACGAAAATCAGTTTGCGATTTGATTTATGGAGCAATTCTGTTTTTGCTGGGGTCAATTTACTACCACACATTGCAACTCCATCAAACATCATCGCATCGAATACACCCTCGGTAACAAAGAGAGGTTCAGAAGAATACGCATTGAGTTTATCGAAGTTGAATAATACTGCATCTCTACTTACCGGAGCATTATCATATCTCTTCTTTACGTGATCATGTATAGTTCGAGCCTGCCAGTAAATCAGCTTACCATTTCTGTAGAATGGAATTATTACCCGATCTATAAACCGTTCTTCCATTGAATAATAGAAGTGATAGTTATTCAAATCAACTTTTCTATCATCAAGATATTTTACTAATGGGATTTGATAATCGATGTCTTCATCTGAAACAACAAGCCGCTTAGAATGTTCTGGGAGTTTAACAGTTGGAGTAGAAGTATTAATCTTTGTGAGATTGGCAAGGGTGATTTTGTCCTCATCCTTCTTCTCAATGAAGAATGCCGTATTAACGACTGACGCAATTTCTGTATCATCAATACCGAAGTCGTTGAGAATGCCCCGCATCTTTTTTGACATCTTACCAGAGAATTCTTCATACACTGATGTGGTAGAACAGTTCCAACAGTTATAAATAACTGCATTACTTTCAAATTTGAAACCTGCCCGTTCTTTGTAATCATTACACAGAGCGCATTTACCAACTAGCCAATCTTTATGAGGCCGAAAATGAACCTTTTCCTTAATCAGATCACCAAGCAAAAGCTGTTTAAACATAACAAGTATTCAAAATGGTATTATAACATAATAGAGAATGCATTAAACAGGGATCAGCCAAGTGAATATACTGAACTTCACCACATAATTCCATTTTGTATATCCCAATCAAATGATAAAAATAATTTAGTTAGACTAACTGGCAGAGAGCATTTTATAGCCCATTTATTGTTGATAAAAGCGATCACTAAGAAAAATTATTCTTCAATGACATTTGCTATTAGAAAAATGCTCGTGTCTGGACCCGGACAATCTCGTGTTGTATCTTCTAGAACATTTGCCATAGCAAGAAAATTATTTGCTGCTGAACAATCAAAAAGAATGACGAAATTCTGGTCAGACCCGGTCAATAGAAAAAATCATTCGGAAAAATTAAAAGCCATTTTATCTACATCTGCCTCTAGAGAATTAAAAAGAACCGCTGCTCTTAAGTCTTCAACACCAGAGGTTGTTGCAAAAAGAGCAGCAGGCCACAGAGGACTAAAACACTCCGAAGAAACAAAACAAAAAATGCGTCTTGCATACCAACGGAGAATAGGAAATATTCCTTAATTTAGTTTTAGATTTTGGATATGTGCCATAACGCCGAGAGAATATTGGTTAGTGTTGGGATCAACTCCCTTCGCTCCACCAGCACCCTTGTTGTATGCTACTGCTACTTGTCTTATTGTATCATATCCGTATGATTTCAAAACTAGAAGATACTTGCTAGCTATAGACAAATTAAATCTGTCATTCTCAATAAGCTTAGCAATAATTTCTTCATCAGTGTTCGTGTGAAATTCAAACTCCTGTTTCATTTTGGGGTATCTATTCAATACCTCTTGGGCTGCTGCTAGTTTAATTTGGCCGACGCCATAATATCTGGAATTAGGTTTGAGACCTGCCTCCTGACCTGCAACCTTATATTTTGAATCACCAGCATTTGATTCTTGTAAAACAATGCCTTGAAGCAATTGTGGTTGTTTATGACCATCATTCTTGGCAATATCGTATGCCATACCCAGAATTTGAGCTTGGTGGGCCGATAAGTTTTTTGGAATTTCTACTGCTACCTTATTTGATTGATTGTCTGTTACTATAATTTCCGAAGTTGGTTGTTTAGAAATAACGTAGGATGAACTTCCTACTGCTGCTCCTAATGTCAAACAAGCTACGATCGAGAGTATAAAGTTACTCAATTTCATTCAGTTTTCCTTCCTTGTTAAAGGGTTGGTTGACCTCTTGACGCTACTCGAGAGCCGAAAACAATACTATTTTGTATAGTTAATCTATTTAGATTAGTTTATCTATACCAAAATGTATTGGATTATTATTTATATTATATCTTATCCTTGCTAAAACAAAAACTGGGTCCGAAGACCCAGCAATCAAAGAGTTACCGGATTAACGGAACTGCTTTGTTGATTGATCCAACGTTGCTTCTGCTGGGTTGGTGAAATCTGCACCAACCATGTTATCTGAACCATATGCTGCAACAGTTTCCAAACCGCCGGTGCTAGAAGCACGTGCACCCTTTGGACGCTTAGTCTTAACATTGTTCGAATGGAAGAAGTCAAGAGCATTCATACCATTAGAAAGTTTTGCCTGTGAAAGCAATTCCCATGCCTCATATTTATCTGAGTGCTGAGATGTAACGATCTTTTTGATACGACCTTTATCGATTTGGTGAAGTGAATCGATTGGAATGTAATAAACAGTTCCATCTTTAAACTTCTTAACAACCATAACTTCTGTTAGAAGTCCGCTATCATCAACGTCCATCAAAAAGATGTGAGGTAATGATGTAGGTGTCAATGCGATTTCGTCTTTTGCTACTGTAGCCATGTTTTTCTCCTGTTAGTATAAAGGGATAACGTATAACGTTTTAAAAACCCAGGTTTGATATTCACCTGATATTTATACATTAACCGGAGATTATAGTCAGGTTAAAATTCCATCAAAGCCTTTTTACGAACGGCATTTGTCTCTTCTTTCAATGGAGAACGATTACCTGTTACACTGAACATGTTCACAAATGCAGTCGCATCTTCAGCAATCTGCTTAAGTCCATACTTTCCGCAGAAACCTGAAAAATGGAACAATGAAAACTTGCCATGATTTACCAACTCATAATCAAGTGTTTCATCAATGATCTTACGAATGTATCTTGGCTGCATTTCCAGATTCATGAGGATATTGTTTTCTTCAAACAACTCAGAAACAAGATAAGTAGTTTCTTCTCCAGTCTCTGGGTCTTTGAACTGCCAGGTCTCATTCATTAGCTTTGTCAATTCATAGTCATCATTGATTGCTTTCTGTAAACGCTTAGCTTGAACTCGGGGATATGCTGGGAATACATTATCACCCTTATCGCCGCGAAATGCTTTCTCAAACATGAAATAGTCTGCATCATCAACACCACAGACATCAATCAACGTACGTGGCTTGCCCTTATCCGGGTTAATAAGAGTAAAGTTTGGGTGTTTTAGAAGTTGAACGAAGTCCTTATCACCGGATATACCAATGACTTCATCTCCCTGTGCAGCGAATCGTTGAACATACCCTGCAAAAATATCATCACCTTCTAATTCCGGGTGAGACAAACAAACGAGAGAAGTATGCTTACGGGCGAGGTCTTCGAAGGCTTTAATCAACTCGAAGAAAGGAATCATTGAAGAATCCTTTACGCGATTTGCTTTGTAAAGTTTCTTTGATTTACATTCTGGGGAAGCAGTCCAACCTTTACGCCAGTTCTTCGAACCTTCAAAAGTTACTGCAACTTGATCTGGTTTAAACTGTTTGTAGAAACGATTTAAACTGCGTAGTGCAATGTGCATTGCCAAGCCAGCCTTTTCTTCAGCTGTGCCAGCATTATTATGAGCTCCGTTTGCTGCCGCAACTCTAAACAATATATTGGCTGTATCAAAAATTAATCGTTTCATATTTCAAATGTCTCAGTTGTGCTATACCATAGATTGAGAATTTCATCATCAGTTGTCCACTGTTGCTTTGAACAATTTTCACTTTCTGGCAACATCTGTAAATTATCAATATGTCCTATAAACCAAGGTGTAAATCCTAAATCAAAGCCCGCCTTCTGACTTACAATATGGTCAAGATGATATTTACCTGGTCCTCGACCTCGTTTATCATAGTTTGGCAGAAGATGAATTGGCTGATGTGATGTAATAACCCTTACCTGTTTTCTGAATAATGTCCATTCAGTTTTATCATGAGGTTTCCAATCACCTTTTGCTATTCGGGTTGCTTTTATTTTATCTCTCATTTTAGCATCTTCACCATTTGCTAACCTTTTAGAATGAACTCGTTTGATAGCTTCAGATAATTTTACACTACCTTTCAAGGATTTCGAAATTTTTAATCTTGTTTCTGGGGTCATCATTTTATTATTTTAACCTCTATTTGTATGAAAGTAAACCATAAAATGCATCTTCAACGTCAACCCCGTTCATTTTACCGATTTCAACAGAGCGATTAAGAAGTGGCTGCCATGAAGGAAGATCTTCCTTCATAACACAACAAGCCCGCAAATACATTGCTAGAATTTCAGCATCATGCTTTGCTGCTGAATGCAGTAATTCCTGAAGCCTGCTTTCTAAGCAATTACTATTTCCGTCTTCCTCACACTTAAATCTAAGAGTAAAAACTTCATTAACGATCTTGGTGCACTTATCAACGTATGTCATTTTATCTCCTGAGGGTATTTGCTTCGTTTGTTAGGTTGGGCATTTCTGCAGGATTAACTGCATCAGCATCTTTAGCCAATTCATCTGGCAGCATCTGGCTAAGCATAAAGAACTGCTGAACAGTTTCTTCATCGCTAAGACCCTGAAATCCTCGAGCATTTAGATGTTGGATAAATGCATCATTCCAATGCATGGTCCAACCGATGCGCCCATCATTATCCATGCCAGATGTTTCAAAGCATGCCCATGGAGTTTTGGATTTAGCAGCAAGTTTTTCCTGCAACCATATTAAGAATTTAGTTTTCATTGTAGTTTTGCTGCATTGCGAACAGCCCTGATTAATAGAGGGGTAAGATCATTAGTAAGTTCTTGTTTAATCAAGCGCTCATAAACTTCTTGAACTATCATTTGAATAAGTGTAGAAGGATCATCGGCATAATAATCTGCATCTTCTTTCGAGATGGTCCATATAAATCCGCTTCCATTTGACTTGTGAGCATTCACCGAAATGGTTTTGTTTATTCCGTTTATTGCAACATCATAGGTAACATTCCATTTTCCAACTAATGCTTCAGCCGCCTTTAGTCTTTTTTGTAATGTCTCAACAATGTAGTCGTGAGATACGACATCACTTGATCTATTTTCCATATTACTCCTCGGTGTCATCGCCAATTTGTGGCAATATTGTTACTTCATGACCAATAATTTCTGTTTTAATTGTTCCCATCTGTCCCAATTTAAATTTGACAGTATCAAAATCCATTTTCGCTTTTAGAAGTGCTGCTAAAACAGAAGCTT